CGGCTTTGATTCGCTTGAAGCCACAACCTTCGGCGACTCAGGCCACCTCTATGTCAAAGGCTTACAGTCCGTCGGTGTTGAGTTAACAATGTTTGACTTCTTCGGCGTAGGATCAGCAGAAGCAACACTCTTCGCCGCACTTGGCACAGGAACCACCACTCTTGTGATCTCCCCAGCGGGCTCATCAGAATCGGCCACTAACCCTGAATACACGATCAGCAACGCGATGATGGCAACCTTCACACCGATTAACGCAACAGTCGGCGAACTGTCCATGATCAACGCATCGTTCACTGGTGGCACATTCGCACGCGACATCACACCATAATCAAAAGGAACCCGACATGATTGGAATGATACTTAAAATAGAAATGCTTAACGGTGAAACACACGAAGCCCCAGTGACCTACGGTGTCGCATCGCGTTGGGAAGACCAACACCCACAGACCTCGGTCTCTAAGTTCTTGGAAGACATGAAGTTCAAGCAGTTGGCGTGGCTTGCGTGGGATGCGTTGCGAACAAAGAAGATCACAGTCAAAGTCTTTGGGCAGTTCTTAGATGAAGTTGGAGACATCACCTTTATCCCAAAAGCGGAGGGAAAGTCGGAAGGGCCACCAACCTGATCGCACAGTTAGCGGTCAGGACTGGAATCAGTCCGTTAGATCTAATGGAGACACCGCCACAAATAATAGATGAGATGATCCGTCTCATTGTTGAGCAGAACGAGAAGAAGTAGATGGCCGTAGATCTGACCGCAAGCATGGAGGTCAAAGGACTTAAGGAGTCTCTGAAGATCATCAACAAAGTTGACAAGAAACTACGCCTTGAAATTGGTCGCGACATTAAGCGCATCGGTGAGAAGACTGTGGTCGCCGCCATTAACGAGTTGATTCCTCCAGGTGCGCCTATGTCAGGAATGGAACATCGCAAGCGCACAGGCTGGAACAGTCCGAAGAACAAAGGCGTCAAAGTTAAGACGAACACTCGAGCGGCACGCAAGCGCAACATCGCTAAGGGTGCACAATATGAGACCATCGGAGTCATTACGGTTGGCACTACTGGCGGAGCGTTGGCTTTGATGGACATGGCTGGCAAAAGATCAAGCGCAGGCGAAGGGCCACGCGCTCGCCCGAACTTTGTGCCATTGCTTACTGAGCGTCTTGGTCGTTCACCGTCTCGCTTTATGTGGGCTGGTGGCGAGAAAGCAATCCCAGATTTCCAGCGTGAACTCGGCCCTACTATTGACCGTGTGATCTATCGTGCAAATCAAGAACTATTAAAGGTGAAATTTTAATGGCAATTAACCTACCAATCGTCACGCAATTTGTGGACTCAGGGCTCAAATCGGCCAAGGCAGCGTTTGCAAATTTTAAGACAGATGTTAATGCTGCCTCCGGTTCTATGAATAAGTTTAAGGCAGGATCTAACTCTGCTCTTAGCGCGGTAAAGGCGAACGCTGGATCCTTCGCATTGGCGGCCGGAGCATCTATCGCAGGCTTCGCCGTAAAAGCCATTGGAGAGTTTCAGACTCTCGCTCTTGAATCAGGAAAGTTTGCGGCCGCTACAGGGCTCAGCGTGCAAGATGCTTCACGCTTCAAGGAGGTCGGTGCTGACATAGGCATCGGTGCCGAATCTATACAAGGCGCAATCGCCAAAATGAATATGACTCTTGGACAATCTCCAGAACTGTTTGCTGAGTTAGGCGTAACTGTAGTCAAAACTGACACGGGTCTCACTGATGTAAGTGAAACTTTCTTGGCGGTCATTGACCGATTAAAGAAGATTAAAGATCCAGCCGAGCGCGCTCGAGTTGCCGCTCAACTTCTTGGCAAGGGTTGGCAAGAGATGGCTCAGTTCATCAATATGGGATCTTACGAGTTGTCACAATCTCTGGCATCTGTCACTGACGCTCAAGTAATTACACCAGAAGAATTGAAGAAGGCTGAACAGTTCCGAGACACATTAGATGAACTTGGAACGACGTGGCAAGCGTTTGTTATTAACGCAGGCGGCTTTGCTGTAGAGACCTTAGACTTTTTAGATAAAGCAAACGGATACTTTTTAGATCCGATGTCAGGTTTTAGAGACATTGGCAACGCAGTGCTCGGCTGGTTTACTGACGCACCAGAGAAAGTTGAGGTGTACGCAAAAGAGTTGACCGCCGCCCGTGAAGAACAAGACTTCTTAAATGAGTCTCTTAAAGAATTGAAGGATGGCGGTCTTAATAGTTTTGTCAGTGGCTTTGAGGATGCGGCAATCGCGATGGCAAGCGCAACATCGGAATGGGAAATACTAACTGGAGTGCTTGACACGGCAGTTGCTCTTAATGATGTTCAAGGACAGTTGGCTGGTGTTGAAGCCGCCGCCAAGAAAGCATTTGCAAGCGGTAAAGATTCTGATATTCAGAAATACATTGAGTTGGAACTGGAGTTCATCACAGGATTATCAGGGATCGCTAACGCTATGGACAAAATCTCAAACAAAGAGATTCTGTTGCGTTTCCGAACTGATGGGCGACAGGCCGCCATTGACTTGGCGACATGGCTATCCCAAGGCGGCGAGGCTGGAAACTTAAACATAGAAGACGCACTCACTCTGGCTGGTATCCCAGGGATGGCTAACGGTGGCCCAGTCTCAGGCGGTAGTTCATACATTGTGGGCGAGCGCGGCGCAGAGATCTTTACACCGTCAGGAAGCGGAATGATCACACCCAACTCGGCGATCGGTGGCAACACCATCACCATCAATGTCCAAGGAGCCGACCCTCAAGCAGTCGTAAGAGCCCTCCAAGATTACAACCGCACAGCAGGGCCGATTCCAGTGAACACTCGAGGCAACTAATGACTCGGCAAGTGTGGCAAGTGGAACGGTTCTCAACTGATGTCACCAATCAAATTGAGTCACTCAACTATTTCACAGGCAGGCGCACCCAGTTTGATTCATGGTCACCCGGCTCACTTGTGTTTACCATTCACAATGACAACGGCGAAGCAAACGGATACGACCTAAACGACAAGATCATCCTGACCGCTACAGGCACATCGTTCTATCAGTGGTTCTATGTTCAAGAGGTGCTCTTCAACGATCGTGGTGGCGACGGTGGAGGCTCATCAGCGACCATTGTGTGCACCGATCTAGTGGGTCGCAGTGGTCGGCTTCAAGTCTTTGAGCAAGACATTCCAGTTGACCAAACTATTAAACAGTTAGCAGACGCATTTGATTCTTTATTTCCTACAGGGACAGGATTCACTTACATTGGCGGAGGCGACTCAATAGCAGCTGCTCAAGATGACTACTCCGGCACAGTGTTAAACCGTCTTAACCTCAACATGGTGACCGAGCAGGGATGGCTTGGATGCACCGACGAACGGATCTATCTATACAGTCGATCAGAGGTCTATAACTTCACTTCTGGAATTACTTATGCGCGCAGTGCTTCAGGCGCATTCCAGTTCGGCTACTCGGACATCAAACGCATCGCTCTCGGCTTAGATTATCTAAACACTTGCACCGTAACCCCGCCAGATGCGCCCGCACAGAACGCACAGAACGCGACAGGCGTGGCAGCATACGACACCTACGGCGCAGAGTTCGCCACTGTAGATGACACAGGCTCACAGGCTTTATCGTTTGCCCAATGGCAAGTCCTCACCCGATCCGACCCTGACGAACTTTCCTTCCAGATCAGCGTGTCGGACACTGCTAACAATCTTACCGAGTTCTTTGATTCGGTATACGCGAACGAACCAGTGGTCACCGTGTCCTACCAAAACCCGGGCTCACCAACCAACTTGACTTCTTCACAGATCACCCAAGGCTGGTCAATGACAGTGACACCAGCGGCAACATATCTGGAGATCTTTACCAGCCCCAACTACATCCAGTATTTAACATTCTTTACTTTGGACTCAGGTGTTAATGGTGTCCTCAATACAAGCGAACTGGGATGGTAGAGTCCGCTATGAAAGGCATCCGATGAGCAGCAACTTCCCCACCAGCATTGACAGTCTCGTTAATCCGCTAACCACGGATCCGATGAACTCGCCATCTCACGCCGATCAACACACCAACGCGAACGACGCTATTGAGGCGATAGAGACCACGATCGGCACCACTGCGGCCCCAGTGTTGGCGCGACTAGCATCACCTACCTTCACTGGTGTTCCCGCCGCTCCCACGGCACCGTTGGCAACTAACTCGACGCAACTGGCAACAACAGCATTCGTCATTGCAAACGCCGCCACAGGGCCACAAGGCTCCCAAGGCTCTACAGGATCGCAGGGCACCACGGGATCACAAGGTACGACAGGATCACAGGGATCAGTCGGCTCACAGGGATCAGTTGGATCACAGGGATCAGTTGGATCGCAGGGAACTACTGGATCGCAAGGAACTACTGGATCTCAAGGCTCCGCTGGTGCTCAAGGCGCACAAGGCTCAGGATCACAGGGATCACAGGGATCGGCAGGATCTCAGGGTGACGCAGGTAGTCAGGGTGCGCAAGGCGCGACTGGTGCCGGGACTCAAGGAGCCCAAGGCTCTGCTGGTTCACAGGGCGACGCAGGCTCTCAAGGTTCTCAGGGTGCTACTGGATCAGGTAGTCAAGGCTCACAGGGTTCATCGGGATCTCAAGGCGATGCTGGTAGTCAGG